CTGCATTCAAGCAAAATAGATTGATCGAGTGAAAATCAACCGAAAACGTAGCAGTCTGAGTACATGATATATATGATAAAATAATTGCTAACTCTGATAAACAAAATGTGAATCAAAATCCTGACAAGATCATCACCCAAGAAGACTAAACCAAATTATAAACGTCCTAACCCAAAAAAACGCCTATGAAAAGAATCCACCTAAAACACTTTAACGAAAGACTAGATGAAAGAGCTAATGATAGAAAAGAAGTAATCGAAACATTTGAACAAGCTATTAAGCTCGTGAAAAAAAAGAAGATAAGACCTAGAAAAGAAAAATCTCACCACCCTGACCATCCTGAACCTGTATATAAATTATTATATGAGTCATGCATATTTGTATACGTAAAAAAGAATTGAAACTATATCCTGATAACTTTCTACCAAAAAAGACCAAGTTAAACTAAACCTGGTCTTTTTTCATCGCTTGTAAGAGCTTTAAAACATTTCTTGGATACGTACTACCTAGCTTCTATACCTAGATAACGCCTTATCGTCTATATCAACCAACTCACGCACCATATATTTAGGAAGTTTATCTCCATACATTTTAATTTGATCATCAGACCAGTCCCCTAATTTAGGATATACAAGCATAGACTCAACATCATTACTCCAAATATTCTCAAAGTAAATAGCAAAATCATTTATCCCACCACGAATCGCCACCCACCTTAACTTATTACCTGTATTCATAATATTCGTACCACCATTATCCCTAAAAGAACCACCTGCTAATATAAAACCAGGCTCAACCTCATCTAGAAGTTCTATTGTAATCTTATTCATAATAAATAAGTTAAAAATTAAACAGAGTATAAACTCCATATTACCCTCCTAAAACTAGGAGAGCAATAGCAATCTACATATCCACAGGAACCTTAAATTTCTCCTCCATCTCTTCACATGCCATACTCAATTTCTCATCACTTGGAACCTCACCCACTATACGTGCAACATTACAATTACACTCTTTATTATATTCAATATCAAAATCCACATTTCATAAAGTCATTTTCATATTACATAAAGATAAAAAATAAATAACTAATAATCCCACATATTGAACATACAATAACTATATAATCTTCAAACTCTAACATATCCATATTTTATCAAGTAAACTAAAGAACCCAATATACACTCCAATTAAAACAATCACCCAAGCACACAACAATATTCTCTCATACATCTTCATAATAATATATTAATAACTACCAACAACAGCAATATCCTGCTCCTGCTCTAAAAACTCAACCAATGCATCCTGGACACCCTCATCACACGAGATATGAATCTCACCAACTTCTTCACAACTAAGCTCAAATTCCATAATAATATAGATTAATAATAAATATCCTCCCACTGAGTCCAATAATATTCTTCAGGATTCTCATCGTGCAACTGATTGTATTTTTCCTCAGTTATTGGAAAACAAGTCTCACAGCAATAAGTCTCATTATCAATTACAAATCCCTCATCCATAGCACTCCCACATTTCAAACATAAACGAGTATCTCTCGCTTCTAACTCATTATTAACCATAATAACCAAATTAACAAATTAAACAGGCCGTTTAAATCGATTGTAAGCACTTCTTTCAAACCCCACGACCAAACATACCCAGGAGTATAGCTCCATCGTACCCACCAAGCAAATGATAGGCACTAGCAACTAAACTATTTGATATCCCATATCAGCAACCATATCCTCTGTAGAATCAATATCTTCACCAATCATATCAGCAACCATTTCTAGGTCATCAGAATGCAACCAGCAATCTCATAATTCCTTACACCAGTAAGAATCCACAAGCTCTATTCCATCATCAAACTTCACAATAAACATAGTAGTACCATAAACTCCAGGCTCATCTCCAACAGGCTCTACATCCTCCGTTTCATAAGCAAGTAAAATGGTTCAAAACATATCTCCATCAAACTCATTATAAATAACATTATCACCCTTATAACCAGGCAACATATTCTTAAGCATACGCATATATTAAAGAACTAAACTAAGCACCACAGGAACGACCAAATCTTGATCGTCCCAAGCTACCTATAAATTCCCAACCTGGATATCAAATTGACGAGCAATCTCTGAACACATAGCAACCAACTCCTTCATAGCACAAAGCTCTTCAGGACTCATATCAATCTCATCACCTGCATCCTTAGAAGTCTGAGCCATCATAAGGTCATCATACAAAGCGTCATAGCAATCCTCCAAATCACCAAGCGTATTTTCATACCTACAATAAGACATATTTCCCATAATAATAATATTAGAATAATAAATTAAGCACCACCAGGAGCATGAATAATCATGCACCCAAGCTAATTAATTTAATTTCTCATCCAGTAAATCCGAAATCTCGTCATCACGCATAATAATCACGTCCTCACGAGTTTGCAACTCCTGGTCCACCTCTAGGATGTAAGCAAAACCATCAGCAACAGCACGAGTAAACTTAACACTACCCTCCAACCTAGCACCCTGCCCAGTAATAACCCAAATAGCTTCGTAAACAGCTCTACTACCCCCATAATGACTAACAACCGATAACTGAGCTCAGTCTAAGTCAAGCTCAACAGTAAAATCTCACATAAATAATAAATAAGGAACTAAAATAAGCACCACAAGGTCACCCAAATTGAGTAACCCAAGCTACCTAAATAAAATCCAAACAAGAACCATCAAACCAATCAGTAACACCAGGCTCCTGGTCCACCCTATACATCCAAACCCCTTCAGTCTCCTCCCAGTCAACAACACCAACAACAGCAGGATATGAATAATAAGCACCACCAACAACAGAATCCGTAGTAACCAACACTTCGTCACCAACACGAAAACGAGCAGGCGAACGCAAGTCAATAAATCACATAAGCAATAATAAAGAACTAAGATAAGCACCACCAGGATGACCACACAAGTGACCACCCCAAACTGCCAACCTAAGCACTAGGAACCAACAACATCTCCTCTCAATAAGACAACACGTCCTCATCAGACCAACCAACAGCAGGAGCAACACCCAACACATGACCTGAAACCGAAACCAACAACAACCCAACCAACTCAACGTCAGCAACGTCACCATCCAAGGAGAAGTCACCCTCCACACGTACCACACGAGGACCTACAACAGGACCACGACCCACAAAAGAACCAACAGCAATAGACATAAGCAAAAAATGTTAAGAGCAACACACACAAGCAACAAAGCAAGGTGTAAATAGAGCGAAGCACACGACTTCGAGAACTGACAACAGTATACATAAGAACATAAACCTGTCCAGTGTCAATGGTACAGTAAGCTAAGCCCAGCTTGACTTCTAGAAAAAATGTAGTTTGGGAATAGGCCTTGTTCACATCGTTTGAACAACGACTCGAGTTTGTCAATGCAGTGGTAAGTCGTGACAAGCTAGGGTAAGCCACCACCCTTGCAGTAAGCCAATGCTAGAGCCAAATAAGACAGGCCACAAGGTAACTAAGCTGAGCCACAAGCCAAACAGGTCACATAACGGTTCATATGTGTACCTTACTATCGCTTAGGTAAGCCATTACACACTAAACAAGCACACAGGCCAGGCACAAGACCAGGCAAACACACGAAAAAACGAGCCAGGATATGAATATCTGAATTCTGCAAACCTCTCGCCAAAAAAAAATTGCAAAGATACTACAACCACCTACTAAAACTATATCAAAAAAATTAAGTCACCTATATACGAAACATACACAGTTATTTAAACGCCTGTAAATTTTGAGAGGAGATCGTAATGTAAGATTAATTTATAGGAATGAGATTTAGACTGTTTTGGGTGGTATAAAAATATGGATAAAGAACTAACCAATAATACCTAATAGAAAAGAAAGAGGGATTGATTTCGGGGTTTAGGGGGTATTTAAGCTTAAAAGTCCATTTTCGGATTCTAATGGGGTTGTAAACTTTTTACAATGTGGTTGTAGTTTTTTTACAATGGGGTTAGATTTAATTATAATATCTTGCAATTTTATTATAATATAATAGAATACTTGTTATACAAATTAATAACTGATTTATGTAAATATATGTCTAGTAAAAAAATTCCAAAAATAGAAATTAAGAAAGAGTATATTGAGGAATTATCTGAGATATATCCAAATGCATTTGAGATAAAGGAAAAAAATATTAAAGTTAAAAGTAATTTAAATAAATTTTATAAAAAAATGATTAGAGAGAAAGAATATACGAAATGGATTATAAAAAATCTATGAATTACATATATATGATATTTAGAAATATTATTACAATCATTGGATTATGAGAATAGAGTAAAGTTTGAAACTTTATCTGAATTATGAATAAAGCCATGAATGTTGAGTGTGGTTAAAAAGAAGTTTATAGAATCGGAAATTATAAAAAAGTACCAGGGAGATTTTTATATAAGTCCTATGATTGCAATTAAATGAGAAAAAATAAATCCTGATCTAATTAATATATTTACTAACCTGAAATAAAATGTCAGAACAAAAATTATTAACAAAAGTTGCACATAAAATATGATTTTTAGATAAATGATTAATTTATCATGATATGATGAATGTTCGTGAAATTATTTTCACAGAAGAATTTATGTATAAGTTTAATAAATATAGGATTCATCAATTAGATTTAGACGTGTATTGAAAATGGGATAATAGTAGGATGTGAGAAATATTAAACAATCTAGATTATCCTGCAAAATATTTATATTATTTAATAACTAGTAAATAAAATGGAATTTATACTATGAATATTACTATGAATGTATATAACATCATGTTTTTGTAGATATTGATTAGCTAAATATACTCAAACAACAGACTTAAATGATGCATATTTTGCAAAAGAAAAATATTGAATTTATTATATATTATTTAATAAAAGAAATAGATAATGACTAGAATGTCTATAGAAGAAGCGAAAGCTCTATGATTGTCTGTAAATGCTGTATCTGAACAAGAAATGCTTGTGAAATGAGCATTAACAGGACTTAAAGCAAGAATGTGAGCTCGTTTCAATGAAGTAGACATTCATGCACCTAAGAAAAAAAATAAATCGCTTGAAGATGATGATGCAGAAAGATTATGTAGTCGGCTCAAATTAAATAAATATAGATTCGTACATACACCAAACGAATCATGAATCTGATGAAAAGTCGCCATGATCCAGGCATTAAAGAAAAAAAGGATGTGACTAGCAAAAGGATATCCTGATTTTACAATATATATGCATAACTGAAGAACTTTACATATAGAACTCAAAAAACCAAGAACTAAAAAATTAGATTGAGAATTTAAAGCATTAAGTAGTGATTGAATCAAATGTTCGGATGAACAAAAAGAATGGATCGAATTCCTACATAATAGACCAGGACATAAGGCTTTTTTTGCTTTCTGATATGACTATAGTTTAAAAATAATCAAACACCATGAGCAACTCTGAAATAAATAAAGTAGATCCAAAACAACAAGAGATTATATGAAAATTATTCAGTAATTTCGCTTGGAGATTAGAAAATCTGTATTATATAGTCGATGAAAACTGAGAAACTGTATTATTTAGACCAAATACAATCCAAAGAGCAATATTGAATGGTAGAAGTAACTTCAGGGATATAATCCTGAAATATAGACAAGGTTGAGTTTCGACTTTATTTATTATAGTAATGCTCGATGAAGTATTATTCGGATGAACCAATATTAATAATGTATTTATTACACATAGACAAGACCTACTAGATGTATTCTTCCAAAAAGCTAGATTCGTATATGAACATATCCCTGCAGAATTTAAAGGATTATTGCCTATCCCATCTACAGATAATGCAAACGAACTAGCATTCGCAAAAACTCAATCCTGAAAAATATTAAACAATAGACTAAAAATCTGACTTGATGTGCGTTGACAAACTCCAACAAGATTACATATATCAGAATTTGCATTTATAGAATCAGAAAAACAAGTTAAATTAAAATTGGCTATTGACCAATTCAGAAAAACTAGAATAACAATAGAAACTACAGCAAATGGTATATGAAATGTATTCTATAATGCCTGTATGCAAGCAAAAAATGGTAATGGATCTTATAAACTATTATTTTATCCATGGTATATTGAAGAAAGAAATGTAGAAAGGTTAAAGGAGTGAGAAGAAATGCTTTTAGATACCGAAGAAGCTCAACTTAAAGAAAATTATGATCTAACTCTAGAACAATTAAGATGGAGAAGAACAAAAATCCATGATGCAGAAGTTTTATGAGAAAATTGACATAAATTATTCGAACAAGAAAATCCTACTACAATCGAATGAGCATTCGTGTCTTCATGAGTAACAGTATTCGATCCTGCATTAAAATATAGAATAGTTAAACCTATAAAAGAAATAGAATGATGGAAAATATATGAAAGAGCTCAAGATAAACTAATATTCGCAGTTGATATGGCAGAATGATGAGTTAAAGGGGATTTCTCAGCTATATCAGTTAGAAATACCGAATGAAATATCGTAGCTACATATAAAGCAAAAGTATGAGAAGAAATGCTAGCTAAAAAATTAGATTGGCTATTTAACTATAAAGACTTAGGATGAGAATATGTATGAAATGTTCTACCTGAAAATAATGTGTGACTAGCTTTTATAAACGAATGTAAAAAATATTCATGGTTCCATGAAAGAATGCTCGTAGAAAGAAGAAATGATAAAATGGTATGAGAAGATAATCAAATATTTAAATATTGATTCAGAACTACACAAAAAAGTAAAGATTTATTGATAAGACAATATAGATGAGCTTTATATAAATGAGCCATAAATATAACTGCAGACCTATACTCAGAAATCCTTACATATGTTTATGATAAAAATAATAGACCTAATGCCATAGCTCCAAATCATGATGATTTACTAATGGCAGATATGATATGATATCATTGAATATTAGTAGAACCAAATCTTCTAGAATATGATGAAAAATATGAATTATCAGATGAAAGACTTGAAAGTTTGAGAAATAAAGATATATTACAATTGAAAGTATGAAATGAAGAAAAACAGCAAACAGAAAACCTGTTAGACTGATATACTAGGGAAGAATATTGTTAGTTGTATAAAAATTTAGAACAATGGAAATAGCATTAATAATAGCAATTGTATTAATAGTTTGAATATTATGATTTATCGTGTATAAATTATTAAATACATTAGAAAATATTGCAAAACTACTTAAAGCAGATAATCTTCAAGAGTATATAATGGAAGATTCAGAAACTGAAAATAAAATTCAAGTATGACAAAATGAAAGATTCCAAGACATCTGAACAATGACAGATGATGATTTAAGAAATGTAAAAATAGATCCTAACCATCTATATAATTGAGCGTTATGAGGTAAACCAACTACTGAAAACTTTAATTGATAAAATAGGATACTATGAATAGCACAAAACAGGACTCATATAAAGATATAATAAGTAAGTTTGATGACTTTTTATTAGAATCAAAAGATTATAAAAGCACATGGGAAATTAGAAGTTTCGTGAATGAAAACTTTTATGAATGAAATCATAGAGTTGTTTATGATACAACTACTAAACAATTAACTACTTTACCTAAAACATCAGATAGTGAATATACTATTTGAAAAGTTAGAAAGATAGTTAGATGAGTTAGAAATATGATCCTGAAAAATGATCCAAGATGGCATCCAACTAGTTCAAGAACTCAAAGAATAACTCCTGAAGAAAAAAAGGTTTCATGAGCATTATTGCAAGCAGTATATAAAGAAGACCACCTGAAAGATAAACTAAAAGACTTATTAACCCATTCATTAACTAAAACGTTAGCATGGACTTTTGTTGGTTATGATAATAGAAAAAAGGATATAGATATATTTATAGAAGATCCTTTCAATATTTATACTTCTCCTGATGGTAGATTAGAATGACCTGTTTTTGTATGAAAATATATAATTAGAACAATAAGAAAATCTCTCGATGATATTAAAAATAGCTCATTGTATAATCAATGAGATTTTAAAGATGATGTGAAAAATATTGAAGCTGACACTAGAATGGCTGAAAGCGAATATAAAGACTCATTACTTAAACAAGATTATAAAATACCTATCGATGAAAATGGTTCTGCAATAGTACAAGAACTATATATTATGCAAAACGTAAAGGACAAATGAAGTAAAAAAATTGAAGACAATATTTCTCCTGAAGAAGACCAAATCAATAATCCTGATCAAAAAGTAAAAGTTAGAATTATCACTAAAGTAGGACAAATAATTATAAGAGATGAAATGACTGATGATGACCAATTCCCATTATTAGCATACCAACCTGAAAGAAATAAAGGACTTTTATATTCTCCTGCATGGATTGATCCACTAATCCAATTAAATAAAGCTTTGGATGAATGATATTCTAATAGAGCAGATTGGTTAGAAAAATTTGCGAAAGGTAGATATATGGTATCTAAAGGTTCAAAATTCTCTGTTATTAAATGAAGAAATGGACAAGTTGTAGAATATACAGGTAGTAAACCAACATTAATGGATTCAGGTAATCTTCCACAAGAAGTTAATATCCATATGAATGAAACTGAAAGACTAATGGAAGATTTATGAGGTATCCACTCAGAATCAACAGGTAGGCTATCAGGTTCAGCTCTTTCATGAGTTGCAATTGCACAACTACAAGCTTCAGATAATAACAATGTATCTGAACCAGTAGATAATCTTAAAACTTTCATGGAAGAAATGGCTTATAGAATATTAGTCCTATGAAGTAAATTTTATAATTTAAGAGAACTAGATACTGATGAATGAACTGAAAGAATAGTATGATCAGAAGTTAAAAAAATAGTAGAAGAAGCTTCAGGACAAAAACTATGAAATGATATCATAGAAATAAAACCTATCAAAAATATAGAAGTTGAAATTGTCCCAGGTTCTGCATTTAGTGACCTACAAGCTAGAGCAGACCTAGTAGAATTAAGATGACTATGAGTAGCAATACCTGATAAATTAATTATAGACTCGTATAAACTTGGAAATACTGAAGTTATAATGAATCAATATGAAGCTGAACAAGCTGAGAAAGAAGCTCAAGAAGATTGAGAAGAAGGACTTGAAGCTAAACATGCAGAATTAGAAAATCAAAAATTACTTGAATGAGCAAATATAGTAGCTCAACAAGCTGAAAATCATGAGATACATTTAGCTATACATGGAGCTATGTTATGAGAAATATGAGAATGACCACAAAGTCAATTGCTTATCCAACATATGCAACAACATGAAGCAATGTTTGCTCCTGAAAATCAAGTAACACCACAAGAAGAATTAATACCATCTTTACCTGCTAATGCTTAATTATGACACTTGAAATAAGAGATCAATTAGAATATGATAGACTGAAAAGATTGTCTACCTGAATATCTGCAGTTAGGGTTGTTCCTTATGCTTGAAATCTAGTTAGAACAGATTTATGAGCAAATGCTTGGGGATGAGCTAAAATGACATTTGACTATTCTCTATTTCATTGAATGTGGACTACTGAAATTCCATTTAGAATATGGAGAACATATGAAAATTGAGTAGAAATAATAGCATATAGTTCTGTAAATATAATTAGTTTAAATTGAACTGCTGTAATTAAATCTGGTGCAACTGCCTGAAATTATTCAGTTATGCAATCTAGAAATTCTCCTAGATATCAACCTAATAGATGACATTTATATTCAACAGCATTAATGTTGCCTGATAAACAAAATGGAGTTAGATGGTGGGGTTTATGAGTAATGAATTGATGATCAGCTCCTTATATGTGAATATTCTTTAAATTATCATGATGAAAACTTTATGCTTCATTATATAATTTATGAGTTGAATTTAAGACAGAAGAAATAACTCTACCTGATGATATGCAGGATATAGATTTAGAAAAATGAGAATTGTTTGATATTCAATTTCAATGGAGATGAGTATGAGATTTCTTCTTTTTTATAAATTTAAGACTTGTTCATACTATTAAAAATCTATGAACTTTGGATTATGTAAGTATTGCAAATCCTGCTCT